CCATCATTGTACCGTTCCTTTCATTATGCTCCAAGAGTATCTACACCATCAAGTTCGCTCGTATCTAAAGTGAAAGAAGTAGCCTTAACACCGATCACGGTTCCAGCACTATTACTAGATCCGGTAATCGTTCCCACGTTACCTTCCGCACCCGTAACACTACCTGATGCGGAACTCGATCCCAGAATCGTTCCAACATTACCTTCAGCACCAGTAACGAACCCTGCCGTGCCACTCGACCCGGAAACGGAACCCGAGAATCGACGAAGGAACGGCTCAAACAGATTCAACTTAACCGTGTGACCGCCCGGAGTAATCGAATGCTCAATACCGTCCACAACCAGTTCACGGAAAATCGGGTCACCAATCTTATTCGGAGTAAACCGAACAAACATAACACTACCAAGATCCAGATTCACAATCTCATTCTGCTGAGCAGGAGTCAAAGCATTCATCTCCGCCTGCAACCCTCGAATCCTGACTGTCGGATTCCGATACCGTTCTACCAGAAACTCAGCAAAATCTTCCGCATCCGGCTGCGATCCAAGAAGAGTCTTAACCGCAAGACTTGTCTCCCCATAAATCAAGGAAGCGGCAGGATCATCCGCAACCACTTTCCCACCAGTCCACTCCACCTCCACACGGGTATAAAGATATTCAGTCCCATACTCGATCTCGATATTAGTAAACGGGATCCCGGTACCGTCATCAGAGAAAAGAGTCGAGGTACGAATCAAAGCGGAAGTACGGTCACGGAAAGTAAGCGCCCCATCCTTACCAATAAATAGAAGCCCCGTCTCCGAACCCGAAATCAGTTGCAAATATGACAACACGTTCTGATCCTGAGCAATCGTGTTCGCACCAATAGAAGCCGTACCAACATTCAAATCTAAACGACTAGACGGCCACCCGGCAGCGGAAGCAGACTGAGCAATCGCGGAACCAGTCAAACCGGAATATCCAGCACCTGAAGCGTAAACCTGCTGAGAAAGAATAGTGAACGGGTCAGAAGTTTTCGCTATCGTCACCGAATCGCCACTCACCCCATACTGCAAATCCCAATCCTCAACCTGACCGGAAAAAACCCGCTGCCCCAACAACTCCACATACAACGCTTTACGAGGAATAATGGAAGGCGCATACGGGGAAATAGAACCAGAAACTAGCGGATCATATTTACGCAACCTATTATCTAAAACAACGTTAGCGTTACCCGCATCAATGTTCTGTGTCTCACTTGACCTGCCACGGCGGAAAGAAACCGAACGCACATCCGAAGTCACATCCGAAACATCCTCTGCAAGCCCAAACGGTGAAGAATCTAACTGACCCTTAATTGGATCATCGAGAGTAAAAAAATCCCCACCACCAGCAAGGGAAAGATCAAACGCAATCAGAACTGTAGGTAGCATTACACGCTCACAAAGACTTGACCGCTGCGCCGCTCATACTTCCTGATTGCTTCCACAACCTGCCGACCCACTTCAGCACCATCAGTACCCATACCCGCATTGACGTTAATAGAAATGTTAGTAACCCCGCCGCTACTTGAACCGCCACCGGCAGACAAATTAGGCACAGTACCGATACGATCATTGGGGATAATGTTCCCAGAGAACGCACCCATCGTAAGAAGTTCCGGTCCACGCTCACCAACCAAATAAGTTTTACCGGAAAGAACCGGTCCACCAAGAGCACGCCTCCCATCCGGTCCAGCACCACTATCGAATACTGTTCTCTGAACTGTAGTGATCGTGACCGTAGCGGTACGGTTCATTGAAGCGGCAAGGTTATCCATCTTCTGATTCAAAGCATTCTTCATGCCGGGGAACTTCTCATTAAACCCAGCGAGAATTGCGTTAACCGATTTCCGACCCGCTTTCATCATTTCCGGTGGGACAGTATTCTGCAAGTTAGCGATACTGTTATGAAGGTTCGTAGCGTTCGTTGTGAGAGCAGCATCAATCTCTGTACCCTGCAAAATAAGAGCCGCTTTCTGTTCCTCATACTGTGCCTTAGCCGCATCCAAAGCCACCTGCCGTTGCACCCTTAATGCTTCAGCATGCGCCTGAGCAGCAGTCAACTCAGCAGCACGGGAAGCGTTAGCCGTATTAAGAGCAGCCTGCGCCTGATCCCTAGCCGCCGCCAGAGGAGCAACAATTGCTTCCTGCTGAGCGATACCAGCAGCGAACCATTGCTGAGTCGCATAAGTTTGGAACCCTGCAATCTCAGAAGCAAGCGCCGACTGAACTGCGTTAATCCCAGCGATCTCTTCATCAGAAGCGACAGCCAAAGCACCAGCAATCTCCCCAGCCCCCTGCACGCCAGCAGCAACAAACTCCTGAATCAGGGAAGCATCCACGCCCCTGCTTGTTAACGTTTTAATGTTTTTAGCGAAAGATCGGATCTCATTAAGCCGCTCATCTAAAGCCGCTTTAACATCCCCACCAGTAAGCGCCTGATCACTAAGAGATTCAGCAAGTTCAGTCATTGCCGGTTTGATTTGTTCCTCAATCGTGACCCGAATCCCGTTACCCATATCTTTAATCGTCCGGCGCATCTCAACGACAGGGATAGCCTTCTCAACTTCTTTAACAATCTGCTTCTTATTGATCGTCAAATTGTTTAAGAACCCACGGAACCCATCATTGATACGTCCAAGGAAACCATCACGCGCCTGAATCAAAGACTGAAGAACACTATTCTCTTTATCGAACGCGGCAGTAGCGGCAGATAAAGCGTTTTCAAGAGCCGGAATAATTGCAGAGAACTTATCTTCGATAGATTTAATGTTCGCTGCTGCGACCTTATCTAACTCATCAAACGTACGATTTAACCCGCTAACCGTCTCCGAATAGTCAGTTTCAAGTTTCGCTAAAGCAGCCTTATTCGCTTCACGATTCTTCATCAACTGTAAAGCGGTACGGGTAGCATCCTCAAGGAAACCCTTCGCCTCCGTATGCAAAGATTTAGCGTCAGCAGCAGCCTTCTGCCCGAACCGTTTCGCATTCATTAACGGCTTATAGAAATCATCAATCGCCGCGCCAAGTTGATCGAATGAAGAAATAACAGCGCCGATAGATCCATCAACACCGAACGCTGCTTGTATCTCGCTAGGTGCAAGATCCCCAAGAATGTCAGAGAACGGGCGTGCAGTAGCAGCAATCAAAGTATCCTTGCCGCGTTTCATTCTTTCAAGAGCAGCCTCGAAACCTTTCACGAACTCTTCAATCTTTTTTAAGCGTTCTTCTTCAGCCTTAGACGCGCCACCATCCGTACCAGTATCGCCGCCACTTTCCGCAACAAGAGTCTTACCCGGCTTCTGTAATCTCTTCGCTAAATTAGCATCACGAGCCGCTTCTGCTGCGATAGCCGCTTCTTTATCAAAACCTACACCGCCACTATCCTCGAAAACAGACATCGAGAACGCTTGGACTTCACTAATATCACTAAGCAAAGGGATATTGTTGTAAGCCCGAATCAAGAAATTGATAGCATCGATAGCAGTGTTGATAGCGTTCTCAATGAAACCAGTCGCACCCGACATGGCAGACTTCACAATGTTACTGATATTCCCGAACGCTGCACCTATCGAAGCCCCAACCCTCTTAAACGCTGCACCCAGCGGACCAAGTTTATCTAGCACGGCACCTATAACAAAAGAAACCCTATTAAACACACCAATGATTCCAACCTTGAACAGACCAACAATCATCTGCGCAACCTTGAAAAGCACTTCCCAGTATTTAATCAAAACCCGAATACCGTTACCAAGAATCTTGAAATACTTTCCTAAAAACTCTACGACAGGAACAAGATAGTCACCAATAATTCCCGCGACCTTATCGAAAATCTCGCCCATCGATTCACCTGTTTTACCAAGTTTATTAGCAGCAGTCCCGCTAGAAGAAAAAGCGCCAATAACATCTTTAACGATCACGGAAGCAATCGCCTTAAATGTGTCCACTAAACCAGAGATAGCATCACGCAACGGCTTCGAACGGTCATAGACAAGTTTCAAAGCGACAGCGATCAAAGCGACAGCAGCAACGATAGCGGCAGCAACCGCAACAATCGGGTTCGCCAAAATCACGATATTCAAAGCAGCCATGTTGAGTTGCACAATTTTTATTCCGGTACTGACGGCTTTAAGTATTCCCGGGACTGCTGAATAAAGTTTGAAAGCGGCATATCCCGCAATAACGGCAAGAGTCATAGAAGAAATTAAGGGAATAAGGGGGGCAAGATTTTGCAGAATAAGGACTGCTCGTTGAGCAAAACTTTCTAAAGCGGGAATAACTTTCTCCGCAATAAATAACTGAAGTTTCTCGACTAGCGGTAAAATCGCACCGCCAAGTTTTTCTTGGAACTCATCAAAAGCGACACGCATCTTATCCCCAGCAGTCATAGTCGCAGCGGCAGTTCCACCTACCTGCATCTCGACGGCAGACATAATCATTTCTTGGGCTTTAAGAATCTTTCCAGATTCGGTTAATGCTTTAATTTTTTCTTTCTCTTTTTCAGTAAACGTTACGCCTGAACGGGAAAGAGCAGTGATACCTTTAATCGGATCCTGCAACGCTTTACCTAATTGCCGTGATGCCCCTTCAACGGAACCGAAACCAGCAGCAGACAAGTCAATCGCTGCTTCGGTAGCGCGATCAAACATGCCACCCTGCTCACCGGCGGAAGCAGCCACGTTAGCGAAAGTCAGGATAAGAGCCTGACCTTGTTTAATAACTTCGTCAGAAACGCCTGTAGTGTTTTGCAGTTCAGAAGCGAAATCGGTTATACGTTTTGTTGACCCACCAAGATTACTGTTCAGAATCCCCATAGATTTAGCAATCGCTTCAATACGATCATCCGCTTTACGCGCTTCTACCGCAGCATCAACAGCACCCTGAGCGAAAGATTTAAGCGCCCGTGCCCCTGAATAAAACGCGCCAATAGCGGCACCACCAAGAGCCGTACCCACAGCGCCCCGAAGAACCGTGAAACCTTTAGCAGATCTTTCTGTCTGTCCTTGCACGTTCCTTAAAGAAGTCTGAACAGTTTTCATCTTGTTCTGAAGATCACCAATGTCTGCACGGAACCTAGCAGTTACATCCATATCCGCCATGCTGTCACCTCCGCTTAGACTTCTTCATCTCCTGCTCATGCTCCCAAGCACGGAGTCTTTCCAACGCTATCCACTCAGACAATTCCATCGAGGACATAGGACGGTGACCGGGACTTCCTTCCAGAAGTTCAGCCACCGTCCTGCCCAATCGTTGCGCTAACTCGAAGATGAATCTTCGCTCATGGATGGTGAGGAGTCTTTTCCCAAAGCATCAGCCTGCTCATTCCCGATACCGGATAGACGTAAACCGACCGAAGCAATCGCTTCAATAGCGGCAGACGATTTACCCATAAGGGCAGACTTGTCAGAGTCAGTAAAAATATGTTCATCCGTTTCAGGATCAAACACGCACGACACAACAATGTCCGGATACACGGCAGCCATATTAACCTGCTGAGTATTCTGATCATAAGCATTCTGCATCAACGTAATCCGATCACCAGCACTCATACCCTTCACGAGAAGTTCCACACCCCATTCAGGGATGTTTACTTTCTCCGTGGGAATATCTTGCGCCGCGAGGATTTTGTCTCTGAGATTCATTCTTGACTCCTTTAGTTTGCCCACAAGGGAACGTGGATATTTCTATTCGATTTAGTAAGTAGTTCCGGAAACGGCACCGGTGCATTGAAGTTCAAGACTGTAAGTAATAACGTCACCGACAGGACTTGAAATCTCATACGAGGTTACTACGGCATCGCCCGTGAACTTAGGTGAAGAAGCAACAGAACCACTTGGACCATAAGTGAAAGAAGCCGAAGCGATAGATCCTGACTTCAGGTTAGAAATAATTGTGTTGATTGCTGTGTTAGTTGTTGCATCAAACATTCCAGAAAGCGACACGGTAGCGTCAGACAAGCCAACGATGTATGTCTTATCTTGCGTTCCGAATGCGCTTGTTTCAGCAGTCTCAATTTCGCGAGGAAGGCTGATCTCATTCAGGGTCGAAGAAAGGTTCGTCCCTGCTAGTTCGAATTGTGCATTTTTACCATGCTTGAAAGTAGGCATTACTTATCTCCTTGCTGCGGATACGTTGTAGGTGACTGAGCCGGAAGCACCGGCGAGGGTTGACAGAGTTCTAAGGTACTGATTTACCGTGCCTGTGCTTGTGATCGACTCCCCACCCGTTACGGATGCGGAGACGGCTGTGAATGTTACGAGGTCAGCATACGTTGAGTTGTCGCTTGAATGCTGAACTTTTATTGTTCCTGATCCATCACGATTGTTAGCGGTCAGATGCAAATTAAATAATGCACCGTTAACGGTAGATGAACCATTATTGATCTCCGTGGTAGTTGCGCTAGCGGATCCCGTGTTAACGAGTCCCGTTAAAGCAACACCGTGGAGCAGTCCGCCGTCGGCTTGAACCTCAGCGGAAATCGAAATCACATCACCAACCGGACTAGACACTTCGTAAGAAGTCATTTGTCCGTTAGCAATAATGGCGGGGCTTCCAGCGGTAACGCCTTCAGGAAGAACCGTGAAAGTGTTGTCCTCTTGATTGATCAGTCCGGTAAGAACATCATTAGATGCGCCAGCGGTTGAATCGAATAGTCCAGAAGTAGAAATCGTTCCATCGGATAAACCGATAATGTAAGTTTTGTCTTGATCCCCGAAAGTAGTTGTTTCAGCGGTTTCAATCTCAGTCGTGGTCGTGGCTTCGTTTAAGAACGGACTCATGTTTGTGCCGTTCAATAAGACGGCTGTTTTTTTACCGTGACGGAAGGTGGGCATTATTCATCGTCTCCTGATTTAGGAGACTTCGGCTCACTCTTGATAGGTGGCTTAGGCGTGGTGCTTTCAATTTTTTCTATAATCCCCTGCTCAAGGAGCCACGCGATGCTGCCATTGGGTAGGTCAGAAATAACGTCACCGGGTTCGGCGCGTTTCCCTAAGTAATCAATTCCGGTGTGAACTTTATAGTTCGACATCCCACTCCTTTTAGACACGGCAACCCCGCGTCTCCAAGAACCACGAGGGTTACGAGCAGGAGCGGGGTCACGCGGACACGTTGCTAGTTTCATTCTACATGAAAGGAAACCCCCCACCGTTTAGGTGGAGGGCTTCGGTTGTTTGCTTGGGCTAAAGGATTACTTCGCGGTAGTAACGTGCCGCGTCAGAAAGAGTCTTGAACTCAGCCACCG